GGCTCTGGCTGCTGATCAACAGGTTGTCACGGCGACGCCTGTTGATACCGGTCGGGCGAGATCGAACTGGATCGCGTCAGTAGACGCTCCAGTGACATTGACTCGGGAGCCTTACTCTCCAGGTTCTGGTGGTGCATCAGGCGGAGCCAATGCTCAGGCTGCCATCGACCAGGCACGATCAGTCATCGGCAGCAGTGCTCCAGGGAAAGACATCTGGATCAGCAACAACCTGCCGTACATCGACCGTCTCAATAAAGGTCACTCGGCACAGGCACCAGCCAACTTTGTTGAGACCGGAATCCGTGCAGGCATCGAAGAACTCAAGCGAGTGAAAGTGTTGGAGGGTTAATCCATGCCGACCGAAGTCATTCGCATTCAGGTGACGGCTCAGGGAGCAGATGCCGCCGCAAAGGCGATCGAGAACATCGGCGATGCAGCGTCGAAGGCCGATCGTCAGATCAAGCCGTTGCCGCAGGACATCAACGCTGTCGGTGGGGCTGCGTCGAAAACGCGCCCGGCGGTGGATGGTCTCGGGCAGGCGATCGACAAGGCCGGCACATCCGGGCAGGGTGCCGACACGAAACTGAAGCCTCTGCCGCGTACCATCGACGGCATTGACCGGACGGCGAAGCAGGCGTCCGGCTCAGTCGGAAGCCTCGGTGGATTGCTCGCGAAGATCGGAGCAGTGGTCGGGATTGCCCGGGTTGCGTCCGGGTTCACGTCGCTGCTGAACGAGTCAATCAACCTTGAAAATCGATTGCGGGCGGTGACCGATTCCAGTGAGCAACTCGACCGCGTCTACGACAACCTGTTCGAAACGGCCAACGATACGCGGCAGGCATTCGGCAGCGTGGTCCAGATTTACGCACGCGTCAGTGCGTCCGCGAAGGAACTCGGACGATCCGAAGAGGAAGTGTTGCGGTTCACTCGCGCCTTGTCGCAGGAAGTGAAGCTATCCGGAGCGTCCGCGACAGAAGCCAGCAACGCTCTGATTCAGCTCGCGCAGGGATTGGGCTCCGGCACGCTGCGAGGCGACGAACTTCGGTCTGTGCTGGAGCAACTGCCGACCGTCGCTGATCGGATCGCTGAGAGTCTCGGCGTCACTCGCGGGCAACTACGGCAACTCGGTGCTGACGGCAAGATCACGGCCAACGATGTCATCAAAGCGTTTCTGGATGCGGAAGATTCGATCGCCAATCGGTTCGCAAAAGCGGTCGCTAGCCCTGCAGATGCGTTTGTCGTGCTTCAGAATCGATTGCTGGATTTCGTTCGCGGCGTGAATCAGGCATCAGGCGTCGGAAATCTGCTTGCTCAGTCGATTCTCGGAATCGCGGAAAGTCTGAATGTGGTGCTTCCGTTGCTGGCAGGGATTGCTGCGCTGGTCGTATTCAACCTGTTGGCCAGTCAGGCGACGGCCTTCGTCGCTGTATTGACGACTGGAGTCATCCCGGCACTGACTCGCATGATCACGGTTTTGCGGTCGCTTCTGGCCGTGTCTGCTCTGACAACTGGTGCCGGTGCAATTGGGCTTGGCGGGGCTGGTCTGGCTGGCATCGGGGCAGTGGGTGCTCTCAGTGGCACGCTGCCAGTGATCCTCGGAGTGGCTGCTGCTGCTGCTGCGATCTACGGCACTTACCGCCTGATCGTGGCGATCTTCGGCGACGGCAACGAGGAACTCAAGCAGACAGAAGACATCGCTGACAGAGTTGGCGTAAACCTCGATCAAGCGGGCGGCTCCGCCGACAACCTCGCCAAAGGGATATCGGCAGCCGCTGACAGTGCGATCAAACTGAACGAGGAACTGGATCGTCTGGAGCGGGCTCGCGACCTCTTCAACGAAAACGGCAACTTGCTGAGGGAAGCCAAAGAAGGCAGCGAGGCGATCAATAAGTTGCGGGAAGCATTCCGTCAGCAGGCCGACCAGCTTGATGGGATCCAGACACTTCCGGAGACGGTTGTCCGACCAGCGTTCCGCTTGACCGAAGCCGAACAGTCCGGCGTGCAGCCATCAGAGATTGACAAGACATCCGCAGCAATTCGCGTGCTGGAGCAACGAATCGTTGCGCTCAACAACGCACATCGAGACGGTTCACTGTCAGCCGAAGATCACGCAAAAGCCGTTGCCGTTGATGCGGCTGGAATCGAAGAACTGCGAGACAAGATTGATCAGGCAAGCGGTGGACTGAGACGCCAGATCGAAGAACTCGAAGGACGCGTTCGATTCTTCAGGCAGGCTGGCGGCGATCTTCAGGCGGCGGACCTGCTGGCCGGCGGAGCTGACGTCGAAGCAGTCGGTCGCCTGACGGACCTGAAGAATCAGCTTGACCTGCTGACTCAATCTGAGAGGGACCGGACCCGCGCAATGGAAGACAGTCGCCGCGCGGAAGAGCAACGAGTCAACGCGATCGACCGGACGCTGGATTCACTGCGGCAACAACGGGCAGAAATTGGCCAGACGGCGGCTGCTGTAGAACGCCTGCGATTCCAGCAGTTGCAGCCGTCGCCAGAGCAGTTGAAGGAATTCGATCAGCTCCGCGCCGGCAATGTGGAAGCACAGACGCAGGCCAACGCACAGGAAGCGGCCAACCAACTGGTCCAGGCCGTGGCCGAGTTCAAGGTGCAGTCGGACCTGTTGAGACAGGCCGCTTCAGGGGCATCCGCAGAGGTGCAGGCTCAAGCTGAGGCGAAGATTCAAGAGGGACTCAACGAGATCAAGCTGGCGGCCAATCGTCTTGGCGAAGATTTCGCAGCAAAGCTCGGAGAGGGTGCTGGTCCGCTGATCGAGCAGACGAAACAGCGAATGTCTGAAGCCGGTGGTGAGATCGGGCGAGTGGCAGGCGACCTGCTTGGAACTTCGTTTTTCAATGCGATGGCTCGAGGGATTGGAGCACTCGCCAGTTTGATTCCAGGGGCTCCGGCCATTGGTGCTGCGTTGGGTGTTGGCGGCGGAGCGCCAGCCGGAGCTGCTGGCGGCGGTGGCATTCTTCCCCCGCCGCCTGACAATCTGGTCTCCTCGGGTGCTCCAGATTCAAATGCTCAGGCTCAGCAGTTCGCTGATTTCAGCAATCGGATTCGTGGAATCACCGAAGACCTTCGCAATCTGCGAGGCGGTGTCGATCAGATTGGCGGAGCGGCACAACAGTCGTTCGGTGCGGCCAGCAGTGCAGCTCAGGGCTTCGGGAACAGCACGGTCAACATCGGCCAGCAGATCAACAACGTCTTTCAGAACGCCTTCAGCGGGCTGGAGAACGCACTGGTTTCGTTTGTCACGACTGGCAAGCTGGACTTCAAACAATTGATCAATTCCATCCTGGCTGACTTGGCGCGAATGGTCGTGCAGATGCTGATCATTCGCCCGCTGCTTGGTTTCTTCGGCGGCATCTTCGGCGGCTTCCTCGGATTCAACTCCGGCGGCATCGTGCCCGGGTTCCGCAGTGGTGGGTTTGTCCCGGGGCCGGACATTCGGGGCTACGCGACGGGTGGAGTCATCTCCGCGTTCGGCAGTTCGCGCGGCGACACAATCCCGGCCATGCTCAGCGGTGGCGAGTTCGTCGTGAACTCTGCCGCAACCGCTCGCAATCGTCCTTACCTCGAAGCGATCAACTCCGGGGCCAACATCACCCGTTCATCCGGTGGCGGACGCGGTGCCGTGACTGTGGTGAACGCACCAGTGATCACGGTGAATTCGTCCGGCGGAAGCGGCGGCAGCAAAGGCAGCGACGCTGATCAGGGGCGTCAGATTGCCAGTCTGGTGCAGGCCTCGCTGATTGAGTTCGTCGCAAAGGAAAAGCGTCCTGGCGGAGCACTCTATACCGGGAGCGTGAAGTGATAACGATCTCAATCGAATGGCTCAGCGTTTACCTGTTCATCGGTCTATTTACACTACTGCTGTGCAAACAGGCTGAACAGGAAGCAAACACAACGCTGCATTGGTTTCTTGGCGTGGCGCTCATCACGCAATGGCCTATTGTCTGGCTGTGGTCCGCGTGCGTTCTGTTTGGTGAGGTGTGGAAGACGGGGGGCTCACGATGGCGTTTCTGACGTTCCCGTCGATCACTCCGACCGACGACTCACCTGGTCGAAGCGTTGAGCATCGAACCTACTCTGCACAGTTCGGCGACGGCTTCGAGCAAGTCGCGGCGGCGGGCATCAACACGGTCATTCTGGAGTGGGATCTGAGTTGGAAGGATCAGCCGCACGCTGAAGCCGATCAGATCATTGCGTTTCTCGAAGCTCGTGGCGCGCATGAGCCTTTCTGGTGGACACCGCCACCGCCTTACTCAGGGTCGGCGTTTCTGGTTCGGTGTGAATCACACAAAGAAACCGAGTGGATGCCGCAAACTCGGGACGTGTCGGCCAAGTTCAAGCGGTGGTATGGGGCGGAAGAATGACACAGCAATCACTGATCGAAGCAACGCGGCAGAAGCTCGCGATCGGAAAGCTGGTTGAGTTATTCGACCTCGACCTGACGACTATCGGGGGCGGTGTTTATCACTTCTGCTCAGCGTTCAAGGAGTCTGCGGACATCAACTGGAAGGGCAATCTCTACACGCCCATTCCAATTGTCGCTGATGGGTTCGAACACTCCGGCAAGGGTACGCTGCCGACGCCGACGTTGAAGATCAGCAATGTGGCACTGGTCGGCTCGGCAATGCTCAATGAGTTCGGCGATCCACTGGGATGCAAGGTGACTCGCTGGGTCACAGCAGCGACGTTCCTGGACGATGGGGCGACACCGGATCCAGACCAGCACAACCCGCCTGATATCTACGTTGTGGAGCGAAAGAAGGCACAGAACGAACTCTATGTCGAGTTCGAGCTGTCCGCCGCAATCGACCAGTCCGGACGAGAGCTGCCGGGTCGTCAGGTCGTCAGGAACTACTGCAACCATCGCTATCGCCGCTGGGACGCTGTAACGTCGGCATTCGTCTACACGAACGCAACATGCTCCTACGCTGGCAGTGACAGCACGCCGGGCGGAACCGAGTCACCGTACTTTTTGCAGTCCGGCGAGCCGACAGATGACCCGTCGCTGGATTCGTGCGGAAAGCAGTTGAGTCACTGCAAGCTGCGATTCGGGGCAACGGAACCGCTGCCGTTTCGCGGCTTCCCTGGAGCAGGACGAATCAGGAGAACGTCGTGACAGATATTCTCAAACGCATGGCGTTGTTCGACCCGACAGGAAGCATCGCAGCGTCGGTGAAGCAACACGCACTCGATGAGTACCCGCGCGAAGCAGTCGGCTGCGTCGTCGCGAGCGAGTATCAACGACTGGTGAACGTCGCGGAAGACAAGCTGCGGTCGTTTCGGGTGAACGATTACCCGGATCACTTCGACGCGATCATTCACAGTCACACGCAATCGAGATCGCTCGCGCCGTCTGCGGCCGACATGGCCAGCCAGCAGGCGACCGGCGTCCCGTGGGGCATCGTCGTGACCAACGGGCACACGGTGACGCCGATTGAGTGGTTCGGCGGAGACTCGCCGATCTCCCCATACCTCGGACGGTCATTTTTGTCCGGCGTTCGCGATTGCTGGACGTTGATCCGAGACATCTACCAGCAGGAGCAGGGCGTTGAACTGCCGAACCTGCCACGCGACGAGGATTGGTATCAACACGGCATCGACCTGCTGAGTCTGGCCAATATCGAAGCGACCGGGTTCCGTCGAATTGATGCGGCGGACGTTCGTGAGGGCGATCTTGTGCTGGGCCGGATCCGGGCACAGATCGTGAATCACTGCGGGCTGTACGTCGGTCGTGGACTGATTCTGCACCACATGGAAGACCGGCTCAGTTGTCGCGAGCCAATGCGACCGTGGCAGAGGACGATCAAATACTTCCTGCGGCATAAATCGATGATGAACACAGATGCGGAGTGGAGACTGGAACTATGAAAACCATCTACCTGCACGGATCGCTCGCTGAACAGTTTGGCGAATCATTTACCGCTGCGGTCAAGGGACCGGCAGAGGCCATCAAGCTACTGGAAGCAAACTTCCCGGGTCGCTTCGTCAACGCGATCAAGGAGAAGTGGTTCCGCGTGCGAGTCGTGAAGGGCGATCAGTCGGATGAGATCGTGCATGACGAAGTGTTTCTCATGCAGAGCGGCGCGGAAGAGATTCACTTTGAACCGATCATTGCGGGCGGAATCAAAGGGCTGTTCGGCCTGTTCTTCGGGCTGCCGCTGATCGGCCAGGCATTCGCACCGCTCGGCCTGTCGCTCGGCGGTGCTGGAGCGGCGGCGGGAGTCGGAGCGTTCGGCGGCATCGGTCAGATTCTGCTCGGGATCACAGTGCTCGGTGTCATTTACCTGATCAGTTCGGCACTTGCTCCGAAGACGGCCAGCGAGAAAGCAAAGGATGACGAGAAGCCATCCTTCCTCTTCGACGGGCCGGTCAACGTGACTGAGCAGGGCGGTCCCGTGCCGCTGGTTTATGGCGAGATTAGAACTGGCTCGACTGTTGTTGCTGGCGGCATTCAGGTCGAACAGTTGAGCGTCTGAAATGGAGCGTGACTACGTGACTGATTCGGCACTGGAAAGACAACCGCTGCTCGGCAGCGCCGGCGGTAAGGGTAAGTCGTCGAAGACGCACACGCCGACAGAGCAGCCGAATACTGTCCGCTCGAAAGCCGTCGCGAGGGTTATTGACGTCATCAGCGAGGGCGAGATTCACGGTCTGTCTGACAGGGATAATCCGCTGCGGTGCATCTACTTCGACGATGTGCCCGTCGAGAACTCTGACGGAACAGTGAATTTCGAAGGCATCACAGTCACTGAGCGGACTGGCTTGCCGTCGCAGGATCCTATCCCCGGGTTCAGTGAGGTTGAGTCTGAGGTCACACTCAATCTTCAGGCGACGATCGCAACACCGGCATTGTTCACCGTCGCGGATACGAATCTCGATGCGGTGCGAATTACGTTCCGACTGCCGGCACTGTATGAGCAGCAGACGAACGGTGACCTGACAAAAACTCCGCTGAGCTGGAAGATTCAGGTTCAGCCGCAGGGCGGATCGTTTACGGACGTGCAACAGATCGACCTCGATGACAAAACGTCGAGTCCGTACGAGTACCAGATTCGCATCGCACTGGCTGACCTCGGCACGTTCCCGCTGACGTTCAAGGTCGTGCGACTGACAGCAGACAGCGAGAAAGCGACGCTTCAAAACGATCTTTTCGTTGACTCATACACTGAGATTCAGGAAGTCAAGCTGACCTACCCGGACACCGCACTCGTTGCGATTGAGGTGGACAGCGAACTGTTCAACGGGCGAGTTCCGAGAAGAGCCTATCTGGTCAAAGGCATCAAGGTTCAAATTCCATCCAACTATGACCCGGTGACACGAGTCTACACAGGGTTCTGGGATGGCACGTTTGACACTGAATGGACTAACAACCCGGCGTGGATTCTATATGACATTCTGACCAGTGACAGATACGGTTTGGGCGATTTTATCGAGCCGGATCAGGTCGATAAGTTCGCACTCTATGCGGCGGCACAATACTGCGACGAACTTGTTCCGGACGGGTTCGGTGGCACTGAACCACGTTTCGTGTTCAACGGCGTGATCAACGATCGGAAGGAAGCCTTCGAGGTCGTGAACGCGATCGTCTCGACGTTCCGGGGAATGGCGTTCTGGTCCGCCGGCGGTATCACAGTCAGTCAGGACCGACCGACCGATGCGAAGCGGCTTTACAGCCGCGCCAACGTGATCGACGGCCGCTTCAGCTACTCCGGAACCGGGCTCAAGGCACGACACACTCAGGCGGTTGTTTCGTGGAATGATCCAACCAACAACTACAAGCAAGACATCGAGGTTGTAGACGATCCGGCATTGATTGAGCGGTACGGTC